AGTAATGTTCTTTTCGTCGAACCCGTAGTTGAAGCAATCAATGATATCAACAGTATGACGCGGAAATCTGATCCAAAAAATGTAACCCCTGTTCCGTTTCAACGTAACACCCCCTACGTACAAACGGAACCCCTCCCACGTTCTGACGTAGACGCCCCTACGTTGAAAAGTGAGACGTATACAGAGATTACTACAAAGACTACTACAGAGATTAAAAACACTCTTGGTGCATCGGCTGGCGCCGTTACACCGACGGATGTTTCTGGAAGTGGTAAATCATCCGGGAAAACCATTGGTGCGAAACCAGCAGCACGACAGGAATATTCTCTAGAGTTCGAAGCCGCCTGGCAGGCATACCCAAAACGCGCTGGTGGCAACCCGAAGGCAACGGCCTACAAGCACTGGAAGGCTCGCATTGCCGACGGTGCTACGGCATCAGAGCTGCTGGCGGGCGTGCAGCGCTACGCGGCCTACATCCGGGCCACAGGCAAGCTGGGTACCGAGTACGTCAAGCAGGCAGCGACGTTCTTCGGACCTGATCGCCACTTCGAGGAAGCCTGGACTCCACCTGTAGCACCGAAAGCGCCCGGTGGTGCGCGGGGCATGCCGAATAGCGGCTTCCGGGATCAGGATTACGGCAACACTCGAACAAATTTTTTATTCCAGGGAAATAACTCATGACCGACTCGAACAAATACACTGAGCGCGCCGAGCTACTGGCAAAGCGAGATCGCGCCGATGCTGAGTTGAATTTTGCGCTGACGGGTGAACCGCCGTACAACTGGCGCACCTGGGCGGTTGGTGCAGTTGGCGAATGTCACTGCGGGGATCATGGCCCCTACACACTGCACACCCTCCAGCTCGATGTCGCTGGGCGAAATCGACTGGTTAAGCTTTCAGGATGCCCGGATTGTCTGCGTCAGCAACTCCAGGAGATCGAAGAAACGCTGCACGCTAACCGTGTTTCCGAACTGTTGGATGCTGCGCATATTGCGCGCCGCTTTGAGCATTGCGAGCTGGATAACTATGAAGCCGTCAATGCTGACGCAGCCGTGAATCGCCAGGCATGCGAAGCCTACGTCAGTAACTGGCCAAAACATCTGGCCGCTGGTACCAGTATGGTGATGGTCGGCAGTTGCGGTACCGGGAAAAACCACCTTGCCGTTGGCCTGGCAAAGAAAATCATCCGCGACCATCTGGCTACCGTTCTGATCACTGACGTTATGCGCATCACCCGCATGGTTAAATCTACCTGGCGCAATGACGCCTCGCGCACTGAGGCTGATGTGCTGGATCATTACTCTTCGCTGGATCTGCTGATTATCGATGAGGTTGGTGTACAGTTCGGCAGCCCCTCAGAGCTGGCCATCCTGCAGGAGGTCATCAACTCCCGCTACGAATCCATGCTTCCCACCATCCTGATCAGCAACCTGACCCTGAAGCAGCTGAAGGATAGTGTGAGTGAGCGCATCGTCGACCGCGTAACAGAGGGCGGCAATAACCAGCTGGTATTCAACTGGGAAAGCTATCGTGGGAACGGGAGTGCGGCGGCATGAGCTACCAGTGGAGGAATGATGAGCTTGAAGGGGCGGTACTGGGTGCTTTCTTCCTGCGCGGCGTCGATCCGGAGGTATTGGATATCATCTCATACCTGCCGGTCAGCGCATTCAACGTGCGACAGCATCGGGAAATCTACTCGGCGCTTTGCACTCAGGCGCGGACTACTGGCGTGATCGATCCGGTGGTGCTGAGTGACAGGATGCCTGAACATGCCGCCATCATCACCGCTACGGGTCGGCAGACCTGGGCAAATACTTCGCTTTCGGCCTACGTAAAAGCGCTCATCCGGAACGCTGAATTCCGGGATGGTGAAGTCGCGGTAATGAAGGTTCTCGATGATATCCGGTCATCAAATACTCCTGAGGCCACCGCCGCGGCACTGGCGAACGCGCGCAACGCTCTTTCAGCTATCAGCGCGGGTGTTGACACTATCCAGGCCGTATCGATTGATGATCTACTCCCGGAGGTGATTAACAGAGCCGAAGAAGCGATGGTGGGCGGCGGTGAAGGGCGGTTCCTGCTAACCGGCATCGAGGAACTGGATGAAATGACAGGCGGCATTGACCTGACAGATCTGGTCTTTATTGCCGCGCGGCCCTCGATGGGCAAAACCGAGCTGGTGCTGGACATCATCGACAAGGTGAGCGAGCAGGGAAAGGGGGTGCTGTTATTCAGCATGGAAATGGCGGGGATCCAGATTACCGAGCGCATGGTATCTGCTGCTGGTGGTATGCCGGTATCCCGCCTTAAGGCAGCGCACCAGTTTGAGGACGAGGACTGGGCGCGCCTGAGTGATGGCGTAGGCCGCCTGACAAATCGGCCGATCTGGATCGTGGACGCCACGAACCTCAACATTGAGCAGATTTGCCAGACCGCTACGCGCATGCAGCTCGCGCATCCAGAAATTGCGTTGGTGGCCGTCGACTATCTGGGCCTGATTAAAACCATGGGGAACGGGCGCCATGATTTGGCGGTCGGCGATATCTCTAAGGGACTTAAGCGCCTGGCGAAAACCAATAAGACGCCCGTGGTTGCGCTCAGTCAGCTTTCCCGCGGCGTTGAGCAACGCCCTAACAAACGCCCAATGAACTCGGACATGAAGAACTCAGGTGAGATTGAGGCCGACGCTGACCTGATCCTGATGCTGTACCGCGATGAGGTGTACAACCCGGAATCACCAGCGCGGGCGATTGCCGAAATCTCTATTACCAAGCAACGCAACGGCGCACTGGGTACCGTATACCGCCGTTTCTAT